TGCCTCGTCATATTGGCCATCGGTGATCGGCGTGCGTTTCTGGGCGTCGCGGTCGGCGTCACTGGCATAGAACCAGTCATAGCCTTCCCCACCCGCCACATTCGCCTTGAGATAGTCGATGTTGTCGATCCGCCCCCAATGGGCATCCAGATGGGTGTCGCCGTCACGCCAATCCGACAGCGGCATATAGTTGTAGATGCCAATGAAATCGATATTCGGATCCGCCCACAGCGGATCAAGATGGAAGAACAATTCCCCACCGCCCGTATGATGCCCGAAATATTCCGACCAGTCCGAGGCATAACCGATTTTGACATCCGGCCCCAGAATGGCACGCACATCCGCCGCCAGAACCTTCAACGCTGCAACCGCAGGATAGCTGTTCTGCGGGCCACGGATTTGCGTCATCGCGACCATTTCCGACCCGATCAGAAACGCATCGGTATTGCCCGCAACAGCACAAAGATGGGCGTAATGCAGGATAAACCGGCGATAGCTCCATTCATCGGGACCGGAATAGATAACCGTCTCACCCGACGTCCGGAAATCATCGCGTTTTGCCTGTCCAAAAAACCGGCTGACCTGATCCACCGCCGCCTGCGTCAGATCCTGCGTGCCTGCCCGCCCCGGTGCGATCGCTGTGGTCACACGGCCCCGCCACGGCATGACAGGCTGTTCGGTGGCACCATATGGATCGGGCAGACCGTTGCCGGCCAGCTGCTCCATCAGGATGAAGGGATAAAAGATCGCCTTGCGGCCCGATGCCGACAGCGCACGCAAGCCTTCGATCACCGCCCTGTCAGCCGGCGTGCCGCCATAGATCGGGCGACCGTCCTTGCGGGCAACCTCTTGCGCGGCATTGCGGTTGATACCGCCTGCACGCCACGGCATCTGGTTGCCATCGACTTCTTTGAATTCGACCTTGGGGCGCACCTGACAGTCACCGATCCGCAGATCGCTGCCGAACCATGACACAACCATGGACACCGATCCGACATTCGGCAACTCTCGCCCCAGAACGTCAAGCGAGGCGGAAAAATCCGTCCCGCCCATCGGGGTGTTGACGTTAAAGCTGCGGCTTTCGCCCAGATCATCGCCTTCCGACACGGCGGTGGTCGCCAGGGAATATTCACCCGTACCGGGGATCAGGGCCACAGCGCGGACGTCGGTGCATATGCCGGTTCCGTCACGGGCGGGACAAGTCACCTCAAAGCTAAGCTGCGGCATGCGGTTGCCCCAGCGCTCCAACGTCAGGTTTTCCAGAACGACATAGGCGATACCGCGATAGGCGGGCGCATCCTCACCCTCGATCGCGGAAATCACCGGATCGGGGCTTTGCGTTTCACCACCGCGATAGATGCGCATGTTCAGATCTTCGGCGGCAATCTCTTCTCCATCGGCCCAGACACGACCAACGCTCAGGATACGCCCCTCGCATAACGCCAGCGCGACCGACAAACGATAGCTGACCTGCGTAACCTGGGTCTTGGGCGCACCCTTTCCACCACCGCCTTCCGTCTTGGTGATCTCCTCCATCGGAGAGGCCCAGATCACATGGCCCGGCAGGCGCATCTGGCCCCAGATGCGCGGAACCGCCGCACCCTCGCCCGCTGACTGGATACGCAAACGGTCAATGCGTCCGGTTTCAACCGCCTTGGCACCCCCGCCAAGCAAACGCTGGTCGATCACGCGACCGGCCAAAGCACCGGCTGCGCGCCCTAAAACGGCGCCGGACAGCCCAAGGACCGCGCCGCCAAAACCCGCGCCAAGCGATGCACCCACCGCTGACAGGACAATCGTGGCCATAAGGACCTCCTTTGTTCGAAATGGTCAGGGAAAGCGGAAACGGGCGACAACCCGCGACCGCCACGGCGGCGTCAGCGGGCTTTCGATAACCCCGTGATAGGTGTAGGCATGCAGGAACCGCGCCTCGGGGCCGGTCTGCGACAGGATGCCAAGGTGCTTGGCAATCGCGCCCTGACGCATACGGAACAACAAGACCTGCCCCGCTTGCCAGTCATCATCGCGGGCAACAGGCACCAGATGGCGCATGGCCGCATCCTGCAGCACCTCGGCGCTGTTACATTCGGCCCAATCCGCAGTATAGGCGGGCGGCGCTTCGGGTTCGTCACCATGCAGATCGCGCCAGACGCCGCGGATCAGACCAAGGCAATCGGCACCGCTGCCTTTCACGCTGGCCTGATGCACATAGGGCGTACCCAGCCATTGCCGGGCAGCATCAACAACCGCATTTTCCATCCTATCCTCCCACCTGAGGTGCCAGCAGCCAGTCCTCCGATGGCAGATGCGGAAAGCCCCGAAAGTTCAGGAAGTTGTTGAATTTCAGCCGGCAGGTTCCGGCGGTCTTGTCACAACCCGCGATCAGCTTGATCCGGTCGCCCGCAGCGGGGGGGATTGCCAATCCGGCCCATAGCTCGATGGTGCGGGTGCCATCCTCATGCGCGGTGTCGTTCTTGATGGCCGCGTGAAGCCCCTGTGCATCGCCGTCCAGCAGATGCAACTGGCCCTGTTCGAACCAATCCCCTGCAAATGCGGGAAAGGCGTCGAAGATAAAGATACGACCGTCCCGAACGCTTTGAACGGCCAGTTCCAGCGACAGGGCTTCGGTTGCCAGATTGACGCGGCATGATCCGTCCCCCAAACGCGCGCTGCACCGCGGATGATAGACCCGCCCCTGTGGCGCATTCAGCTTATCGGCCATGCCGCGCAACTCGGCGCGAAAGGCACCGTTGGCGCGTGTCACTTCGCCCAGTGATCCCCGAAAGACCAGCTTGCGGGATGTCACATCGGACCAATTCACCTCCCACATCTGTAACTCGGCGTCATCCCAGCGACCTGCCATCAGATCGCGTTCGGTGATCGCATCATCATCCAGCGCCCCCGAGGCTTCGGTATTGTCCACCGACAACCCCGTCGCCTGCACGATGGCCTGCGCCGTCAATCCCAGATCGGGACGAAAGCTGATACCCTCGAAGTCCAGCACACGGTCATGATCGGTAAAGCCCAGAACAAAGCCGTCGGCACGGCGGACCGACCAGGCCCGTGCAAGTGTCGTCGTTGTCATAGCCGCACCTCGACCACCGGAATATCGGGCACCTGCCCCGCCTGGAACGAGGCGACAGACACCGCGATCCGATCCGTATCGAACCGCACCGGCACATCGAATTCATAGCCCGCCATGACGTCGGCACCGGTTTCAGGGGCCTCGTCAAAGGTAACGACACCGGTCTGGTGATCGACCTGATAGTTGATGCCGATAAACAGCTCGTCCCCGCCGATCCCCGCACGCACCGAATTCAGCACCGGCTTGCAAATCGGCCGGAGATAGGTCGTTCCCCCCGAAACATAGGCCTTGGCAAGCTGGAAGCTGCGCGTGACACCATCGCCCGTTGCAATGACCTGATCGCTGAAAACTGGCGCAAGTGACGGCAAACAGCTTTTGTAATCGGTCCAGTCTTTCCAGCGAAACCCGTGCAACTGCCCTGCCCGCGCCTCGAAGAAGGCGATAACCGCTGAAAGATCATCCAGCGACCGCAACCCCATTCCCGCGTCAAAGCGGCGGCGGGCGTGGGACCAAGGCGTGTTGCGCTGTTCGAAACCGCTGGCCAAGGACACAATTTCGGTCCGGCGTTCCGGCCCGCCAATCGCCCCGAAGGACAGATTGGCGGGAAATCTGACGTCATGAAATGCCATGATAATCCCTGTTTTCAGCTGTTGCGATCGCCGCGCGCCAGAACGCGCGACATCTGGGCGGCAATCTGCGACTGGCTGCGCTGGAAACCCGCAACATCCGGCGTCTGGATATTGAAGGTCACATTGACTGCGCTGCCCCCGCCCGATGACGCGACCCCCAGCTTGCCATCGGCACCGCGTTGCAGCGGCATGATCGCCTCGGGGCCGGCCTCGCCCATCAGACCGGCGCCGCCGCGCATCGCAAAGGCGGTCGGGCTTTGGGCGATACCGCCCACTGCTGTCGTCCGGCCCTGCGAAAAGGCACCGCCCTTTGCAAAGGGCGTCAGAACCTGACCGAACGCCCCGCCCCCAAGGACCGAGGCCATCCCCCCCGCCAGGCTTCCTGCCAGTGCGCTTTCGACCGGCTTCATCGCGATAGAATAGACCGTATCTGCCAGCGACTGCCCGATGGATTTCAACGCATCCGACAGCTTGCCACCATCCAGAACCAAACCGTCGATTGCCCCGCCCAAGCCCCGTTCAAGACCGGATGACAGGGTCGTCACCTCGCGCGTGGTGAACAGCATCGACTGCCGCAGCCGTGCAAGTTCGCTTTCGAATTCGCTGGTCATCTGGGCGTTGCGGCCCAGATCCTCCTCCAACAGGTCCAGCGACGACCCGACGCCATCATTCATTGCCATGGCCATTGTCCCCAATTGCATGATCCGGCCCGCCCCCTAAGCGGGGCGTATCGGGAAATTTCAGTTGCAAATCCGCCAGACGGTTGCGGTTCATGCGGCTGGCTGCGGGTTCCATCCCCAGCATCAAGGCCAGCTCGGATGGCGTCAGCGCCCAGAAATCATCGGGCCGCAAACGCAGGTCCCGCATCCCGGCACGCATCAATCCCTGCCAATCCAGCGTGGTCCCACCGCTCATGCGGCGTCCCGGAATGCCAGTGCGATCAAGCGCGCCGCGATGCGCGCACCCTCCAGCGGGCCGCCGTCGATCTGCCGTTCCAGCAAATCGCTTTCCCCGCCCGTCCAGCCACCACCGCGCAGGCCCGCGACCAGAACGGCCATGATATCGCCACTGCTGAACCGGCCTTCCTCAAGGCGTCGCAAAACCCCGGCCAGACTGTCTTCGGCCAGCGCGTTTTCCAGTTCGGCCAAAGCACCCAATGTCAGCCGCGCGATATGCGGCTGACCGTCCAGAACGATCTGGACCTCCCCTCTCAGCGGATTGACCATCAGATGGCCTCGAAGCGAAGCGCACCTGCGGATGCCAGCGACAATTCATAGGTCGCCTCGCCGTCATGGGTGCCCGCATATTCCAGCGAGGTGATCTGGAAAGCCCCCGAAACCTGACCGAAATCGGGAATGATGATCTGGAATTGCGGGATCTCACCGTCGAAAAACACCTGACGCGCGCGGCCATCACTGTTTTCATCGCGAAACACGCCCGATCCGGAAACCGAGGCGCTGCGCACCCCCGCGCCGCCCAGCAGTTCGCGCCATCCGCCTTCACTTTCGAGGCTGGTGACATCGACGGTTTCGGCGTTGAACGACAGGCGTGTGGCCCGCAGCCCGGCCACGGTTTCGAACGACCCGTCGCCGGACATATCCATCTTGATCAGAAGATCGCGTCCATTCTGTACTGCCATGATCCAGTCTCCCTCAGATTAAATCAATACGGGCGCGAAAGGTCAGATCGACCTGTCGTGATGCGCCACTTTTCATTCGGCGCGCCGAAGCACGCAGAAACCACAAACCCGCCAGTTTGCCCCGCGACAGCTGCAATGACCCGTCCTGCAAAGCATCGGCCACCGCGACCGCTGCTGCCTTGACCGCGCCGAAACCGGCGCCATCGCTGCCGGACATGACCGAGACGATGAAATCATGCCGTGCGCCGCGGGCGCTGACATCACTGACATCGCGCACATCCTCGGTCCCCAACGCGACATGCACCCCGCTGGGGGCCTCGACGGGCATTGCGTCGAAGATCGCGTCACCGACCAGATCGGCCAGCGCCTCGTCGTTGCGCAATTGCTGATAGACAGCCGCTTGAAGGGCGACACCTGCGCCATAACTCATGTCGGATCCTCTTCCCGGGCGTGACAGACCAGATAGCTGCCGCGCGTAGCCTGTTCAGCGACCGCCTCGATCAGGAACAGCCGCCCGCCCAACCGGAACCGCTGTCCCGCCTGCGGTCGCCTTGCGTCACCAACGGGCGCAGCACGGGTGGTAATTTTCCAACGCACCGTGCTGATCGCACCCTGATCCTTG